ATATAGTCAAAACTATCATTGAATATAAAGTCTCCGTCCCATTCTCCGTTACTATTTTTTTCGGCGGTCAAACCTAATTCAATTGCATGTTCCCAAGACCATTTTTTTTCGGTTATAATAAAGACGGGTAAATGTCCCTTTCTCTGAGCATCTGCCCCTGCCAAAATCATTGCGGTAGTTTTAGATGAGTTTGAGTGACCCAAAAACATATTGATACCACCCATAACAGGTCCGGGTAATCCACACGCCTCCATAAAGGCATCACCACAATTATAGTAACTTTCGGCTTTATATTTTGTTTTAGTAGAAAACTTATCTTTAATACTACTTAACCCGATTTCTTTTTTCTTTAAAGCCATATTAAATTTCGTATTTATAGAACTGTTCCAAGTTTTCAAGTTTGTCTTGAGCATTTGCACGTCTCTCAATTAATTTATCCATTTCCTCAATGTGTTGTGGATGTTCTCCGATACCAACAGGGTTTGTGAAATAAACAAGTAATGACGCTTCGGCATCCAACATTTCGCTCTCATATTTCTTTTTAAGAGCCTCGTACATTTTGTTTTTAATTTTGTCCATGTATTTTTTTTAAGATAAATAAATAAAAAGTATGGACACTTTGTTTATACTAATGTCCATACTTAAGTTTGAAATTAGAAAGGTAACTCTTCGTCAGGTAATTCATCTGACTGTGGGTCTTGAACTGTCGGTGTTGAACCACCTACTGATGTTGTACCTACGGATGAATCACCGTAAACGTATTTCCCTGCGTCAGAGTCCCAAGTAGGAGTTTCTCCTCGAGCGATTGCCTCTAAATACTCTACAGGTTTTTTTGAATATACGTCATCCCAAGTTAGTTCATCACTTAACCAAGACTTTTGAGTGTCGGCATCTTCGTGAATTGGTTGTGGGTCGTCATACATAACCGCTTGAATAACTGTATAAGGTTTACCGTTGTTTGCTTTTGTTTTGGTAAGTTCCAAGATAAGGTCACGACCTTTTTCAGCGTCTGTAACGTCACCTTTTGCTCTCCAAATTGGAATGATTTTGTCCAAGATACCTTCTTTTTTGTAGTTGTGTTTGAATCTCCAAAACTTTGGTCCGTCTTGTTCTGCGTCACGGTCAACTACTTTTACAATATAGAATAAACGTGAACGGTAATTTCCTGCTAATTTCTTATCCGCTTCTTTACCCGTAGCCATTAATTCTTCGTAAAGTTCGTTAAGTGGTGAACGCTCATTATCGTTTTTACCCGGGTCATAAAGTTTTACCCATTTTCCGTCTACTTGTACTTCGTGATACCATACTTCTTTGAAGGGTGAACCACCGTCAGGTGTTGGTAAAATACGTAGTCGTTTTTGTCCTTGATTTTCTTTGTCGCCAAGAATAGCCGCAAAGTATTTTTTCATTCTCTCGTCTTGACTCATCTTTGAGCCTGAAGACGTACTTGACTTTTGTTGTTTTTCATACTGAGCCAAAACAGCATCCATTGCATTTGTCGCCATAAAATTTGTATTAAGTTTTTAAATTGTTTTAGAATTATAAGTATTTTAAAGTGGTTGTCAAATAAAAAAGGGTGCTTTTTGGGCACCCTTCTAATAGTATGTTATGTATGTTATTTAACTTCAACAGGTCTTTCATTACCAGGAAAATCCCTGAAACTATCTTTAATATCTGAAGGTGTAAAATCTTTAACATCATCGGTTGTTAAAACATATTCATTTTTTCCCGATTTTTCCATATCTTCTTCCTTATCTACAAAGAAATCTGAAAGTTTTTGGTTGTAAGGACCTGAATCCAAACTTCTTAATTCAAGTTTTTCTTGAGGTGTTTTTGGTCTGTATTTTTCAAGTTTAGCCTCTAACGAATCAATTTTAGAAACTAATTTGTCCATCTCACCTAACTTACTTTGTAGTGTTTCTAACTGTCCAAAAAGGTTATTAAAATATTCCTCTTGTTTAGTTTCTATATTTTGTTGTGATGTTACCAAATCAGTAATATCCATTTCTTCAGTTCCTTCTCCGTCTTTTTCTTCTGACTCCCCTTCAGGTCCGATTTTTTCAACATCGGGGTCTGTAGCAGGGTCAATAGGTGTAGGTTCTGCCGGTGGTGCCGGTGCTACCCCGCCTGGAGGTGGAGGGACCGCTCCTGCCGCAGGGTCTGCCCCTGCCAATGGGTCTACGGGTGGTACATCTGCCGGAGGTGGTGCGTCCAAAGCCTCTTGTTCTGTGATATATCGATTAATCTGATTATATCTTTTTAATTCTTCTAAAATTTTTTCGTCTACTCTCATTTTATTATCCATTCAATAATTGTTTTATTCCTGACGCAGTTTCTACTTGAATCTTCTTTGATTGATTCATAGTGTTGTCTACTCTCTCAATAAGACCGTCTTTCACTCTTATGGTGTAACATTCACCGCTGTCCAAATCACAAACTTGTTTTGAACCATTACCTAAATCTTTTTCGGATACTCTTGTATTCTTACCAAGATAATTATCCAATATATTTTTTACAGAACTCATATTTTATTTTTATATATAAATATCACGATTTATTGTAAATTATAATCCTAAATTTTCGGCGAAACCGATTGCTAATTTATAGTTCGCAATCCTTGTTTTAGCCTCTTGTGTTGGAAAAATATTCTTGTCATAGTCAATTGTGTCATCTTTGATTGGCCAATTTGTTATTATAAATCTATCAATATCTTTAGATAAATCATCTATTTTAACAATTTTACCTTTATCATCTTTTATTGGTTGTTTACTTAGAATGTTTGAATCGACTTGAGATTTAAGATACATTATTGTGAAATCCAAGAAAAAGTCAATACTATCAAAAACCGCTGAAGCGTATTGTAAATTTTGACTTGGGATTGATAGACACGCAAAACTCTTGGATAATTTATCGTGTCTTGGTCCATTCCCAAAATCTTTTAGTTGGTTATTTATTTTTATATCTAATCTAACTCCACCGAAATTATTTCCATATGCTCTAAAAACCGAAGATGTGTTTGTATAGTTCCATATTATAGACCAAACAACATAATTTATTTTAGTTATGATGTTAGAATCAATTCTCAAAGTCGATGTTTTTCCTGTAATTTCCTCTACCATGTCTTGGTAAGAATATTCTACCAAAGTTAAAGTTGGTTTTGTAATACTTTCAAATTTTGCTTGCGTAAATTTGGTATTTGCGGTACAAGAATCAGATTCTAATGGTTCGGCGTCTGTAGTATTTGAGTTAGATTTTTGTTTCTGTTGGTCAGTATTTGCAGAATTTGATTGTGGTAAAGAAGCAGCCTGTTTGTTTTCATTAAATACTGAAGTTACTAATGATATTAATGCTGCTTGAATATAACTATCAACGTCAGGTAAACTAAAGATAGATTGTCTTACTCCCTCGAACTGAGTAGTAAAACTACCCGGTTGTATATTATGATTCACTCCTAAAATCATATAGGAACCTGAAAACATAGGTATGTGTCTCAAGTTAAAATACATCATCGGTTGTATCATTGCATTTCCTAACATTTGGATTGTACATCCGTAACTTCTTGATTTATATAAATTATATAACGAATTGTTTTGAGTTGAAACTCCTCTATTTCCGGCTTGATTTGCCATATCGGTAATCTGTTGCATGGATTCACTAGTCGCTTTACCATTGTCTTGACTGACTGATATATTGGTAAATACGTTTTGATTTTGTATTCCCATGTCAACTGTAAAACCAACAACACGATTTGATTTTGCCCAATCTTTTTTACCTACTAAATTATCTTGTAGGGTATTTGTATCCAACTTCTGAAAATAAATACCATCATCTTGGTAAGCATAATCGGGCTTATTTATCTGTGGATGTTCAGAAGGTTTACCGGCATAAAAACAAACTAATTTTGGTCCTGAATTTCTGTAATCAACATTTGGGTGAGTCCCAAACATATCGTTAGCAAATTCTAAAGAATCTTCTATTTTTGGTATGGCGTTTTTAATTGGGTCTTGAACGTTATAAAAATTAACATACGAAGGTAATGCCATAACTTGGAAGTTATTCATCTGTAAAACAGATTGAATATAATATAGTAGGTTACTTGTTGCGTTTATGTTAGTTAATAAATTATTTAACTCAAAGATATTAACTAATACTTTATCACCTAAATCTCTACTAGCCCTATCTAATAATAAAACATCCTCGAAAATTGTTTTATATTTCAAATCATAACCTGATATCCATTTATCGTTAAGAGCCTTTAATGATTCCCATACATCTAATTTACCTTGATTACCAATCAATTTAGATGAAAAGTTACTACCTTGTGTAAAATTCACATCTCCAAGATTCTTTTTAAGTTTTGTAAATGTGTTTTTAAGTACTAAATTTTGAAACTTATTATTAGAATCAATGAATTTAGTCATGTCTGTTTTGAACAAAATACTATCGTATTTAGAATTTGATTTTTTCTTTGACGCATAAATTTTAATTAGTGAGTAAAAAGATATTACATTCTCTTCACTAAACTCTATATTGTTATCTATGAAAAAGTCGAAAATTGTGGAGCCGCTATCTGTGTATTTAACACCTGCCACTTGCGAATCACCAACATAAAGTAAAAGGGCTTTCCAAGCATCGGGATATCGTGTTACAACATCTATTAATTTTGTTTGATTAACTCCATTTGGTAATGCATTAGGACTATATGTTGAGTATGGTAAAGTTTTTACTTTATCAACAACTGTATTAAACCCGTACGCTAAAGGTGTTGGTATTGAAAATGATAAAAAAAGTTGTTTGTCGTATTCAGATGGATTACCGTATTTAAATAAAATATCGTACTCCATAAATGCTTTGATTGTTGTTGTAAACGTTTTGTATTGTTCTTGTTGTGTAGTTACCACATCCGAGTTAACCAAATTTATTGGTAATCTCATCATCTGTGTAAACATTAAATGAAAATTCATCAATACTGCAGTACTTTCTGAAACTTGTTCTGTTTGGTCTATTGGTAAAAATTTATATCTTGAACTTGAGAAGTTCAAAAACAACTGTTCGAATTGGTCCAATATTTCTTTTTTGAAGGTGGATTGTAACTCATCAAAATAACTATATTCATCAGTTTTAGTAAAATTTAAATTGTCTTGAGCCTCTTGGTCGTTTTTAATTTTCTTAATGTATTGATTATATTGCGGTTTACCTATTTGTGAATTATCAAACCAACCAAAATTGGGTGCCATCCAAAATGTTCTTACAGAACCATTAAATAACGATTTATTATCTTTAGGTTCAATTTTTAGTTTTGGAGAAGATAACGCACTGTCAATATTATCGAAACATTCGTTGAAGGATTGGTTGAAGTTGTTACCGACAGACGGTATCAGAAAGAAATTGGCTTTATTAGAATCATTAAGTTTTACCGAATATGAGTTTAATCTGAAACTTCTTTTTTCGTTATTTGGGTCAAATCCATTACGTGCAAATATCGTGGTAGCACTTATCGTAAGACCTGAATTTATACCATTTTGTATATCTTTATTGTCGTACCCTATTGTTGATGATGAAAAAATACCTGTACCTGACGCCGATGTTGTAAATACACCATAACCGTTAAAAAACACTGAAAAGTCATTAATTAGTTTTGGGTAAAACCCAACATCCATTTCAGTTGAGGTATAATCATTCATTGTGTCTTCAAACTGTAAAGTAATTCTAGTTTCGCCAGTAAATACCCCACCGCTAAACGCATATGTTTTTGTTGCGGCAGAAGTTGATGGGTCGTAATTTTCCAAGTAATTAAAGTCAGTCCAAATTCCATCTAAAATATCAACATTATCTTCAACTAATTTTTTGTATCTGTGCCACAAAGAACCATATTTCAAAATCCAAGGATATGGTAATTTGTGTACCGCACCGTATTTTTTAAAACAAGCAAATAGATAATCTAACTCCGAAGTTACACTAGCCTCTTTAGATTTATATTTTTCTTTTAATGTTGCCAAAGGTAAACTATTCAAGAATAAATAAGCCGCCTCTTTGTACGGATAATTTTGTTTTGTTCTGAAATTTAAAACTCCTTTCTGAATCGCATTAACAAAATACGGTGTATTCAACATCGACGTGGTTTGCTCACTTATTAACCCACCACTATAACTTTTATAACTAATAGCGCCTTCAGTGATTAATTGTTTTGATTTAGACTCAACAGTATCTTCAGTCCTTAATTGATAAAATGTCTTTAATTCCTGAGAATTTACAACACCATCCGAAAAGTCGTTAATACTTTCATTAAAATAATTAAAATAAGTTACAGGTCTTTTAGTTAAACTTGTAGTGTCGTCATCATTGTAGTTCGCAATTGCATTTATAGAATTGTTATAAGTAATAATACTTTTTGTAACATTGGCATTATTACTAAAATTAGCCAAGTAGTCAGAATTCCACTTATCTATTGTAAAAGGGAATGTGTCATTGAACTCAAATTTTTCAGATTCCACAGAGGCGATATATTTTTTTAAATCATCTAACTTGTCAATCGTCTTAGTATTTTGGCCTGCACTACTTATTTTAGTAAAAATTGGATTATCATAAATCCTGAAATCGGTTTTAGAATATGATGAGATATAAGGGGTTGAGTAATACCCTCTAACATATTTTTGGTAGGATTCTCCTTCCCCTAAATTTGATATCGCCTTTAATATAGGTCGAATAGTGGTCGGATTTATATCGTACTCTTTCAATTTTTTTATTAGAAAAACATTTTCAGTACCCAACGCCTCTGTCATATTTAAGGACTCTGTTTGAGCGACAATATCTTCCATTGAGTAAGAACTTGGGTTACCTCTTGTTAATCTTGAAAAATTAGATATTGAACCCATTCTTTCCCAAAACTCATAAAAAAACTTAACCTCTTCTTTGTTTTGATAAATTGAGTTAGAAATTGGGTATTCTATTGAGTTTAAAGATAGTCTATTAATTTGTGTTAATTCTTTATCTGATGGGTCAAATGGTGCATTGCTTGAATTTGTTAGAAACAAACTTCCCAATAATTCTTCAACGAACTCAATTTCAGGCCACTCATCAAACAAATAACCTTCTGTTGAATTGATAACACTAGGGTCTCCAGGATAAGTCACATTGTAAGACTTAACCCCATCCTTTAAATTTTCTTTAATTAGTTGTGGCCATGGATATACAAAACCTTCATCAATCTTTTCTGACGATGGTGTTGTTCCTAAAATTGATTTTTTTCTTACCTCACTACTTCTTTTTGAC